GAAGGAATCGCCGCCCGAGATAACGCTGCATCACAATCCGCCGGAACTGGTGCTGGTGAGCGGCGCCGATCGCAAGATCAAGGAAGAATGTTACGGCGCCTACGTCTGCACCGATCAGGGCCACTGGTTTGAACTGTACTTCACCGCGACCGGCGCCATGGCAACCGAGAACCGGATCACGGCGCTGGAGGCACGCATCGCGAAACTCGAAGGCCGGCGAGCGAAGCGCAAGCATAACCCCGGGGACTAGCGATGCATCCACGCGTGCAATGGGCAGTCGCGCGTGCGCGATCGGCGGTGCTGCTGGCCCGGGCGTGGGATGAAAGCCAGCACCCGCGCGAGCCGGCGGGCTCCTCGTCGGGCGGCGAATTCACCAGCAGCGGCGGCAACGGTGGCGGCGACAGCAAGCCGGCTGGCGGCAAGAAAAAAGCGGAGGTCGCCGACTTCACCAAGGATGGAGTCTTCCTCGACTCCAACACCATGAACAATCCCGACGCCCAGAAAAAATTTCTGGAGACGTGGGAGAAAAACGTCGGCGAAGCGCCGGCGGCTTTCAAAAAGGAATTCCTCGGCGGCATGCCGGGGTCGATGAACATCCGCTTCCACGATAACCTCGATGCCATCACGGTGACCGGCGCGCTGCACGATGCCGATGGCAATTCGATCGGCGACTACACGCGCGACATCGATCTCGACGATCACCGGGCCGCCAGTTCGTACTTCAAGCTGCACAGCGGGCAGACTGGCAAGAACGTCGGCAAGAAACTGCTGGCGGCCAATGTCGAGATGTACAAAAAGATGGGCGTCGAGCGCGTGTCGGTGCACGCCAATATCGACGTCGGTGGCTATGCGTGGGCGAAGTACGGCTATGTGCCGAAGTCGAGCGACTGGTCTGATCTGTCCAAGGAGATCGATGACAAGATCGATCGCATGTCGTCGGGCGGCTCTGGTGGTGGCTTTCGAGCCAGTAGCTGGGAAGAATTGAGCGAGCACCAGCAGGACCAGATCGAACGTGAATTCATAAACATTACGCATGACGAATTCCTCGACAGCGAAGTCGACAACTGGCGCGAAAGCGGGCAGCCGCTCGAACAGGCCAAGCTCGATCTGGTCGAACAATTCAATGCCTCGGTGCAGCAGTGGGGCGAAACCGCGATCGACGGGTATCGCAAGCAGCGCGCGGATGCTGGAAAGGCGCCGATCCCGTATGACAATTTTACACTGCTCAATGCCATCTCGCTTGACTACGACGACAGAAGTGGAGATGGCAGCGGCGACCTCACGGTCGAATTCGATGACGACGAACTGCAGAAACCGGAGGGCGTGCAGAGCGATCAGCCGACCCTGCCGGGCATCGAGGAGGTCAAGCCGCACGAGCGCCTGACCGAAGAGATGCGCGACGGCATCGAGCGTGCGCTCAACAAGTCGTTCGACAACGAAGCCTCGGAAAAAGCCGACGACGTTACTGTGCCGGAATATCTGGCGGACAACATCAGGGAATTCCAGAGCGAGGTCTGGTCCGGTTACAGCGAGCGCGACAAATATAAGTGGGCCGAACGTAACGCGTCCGAAATGCTCGGCAGCGACGAAGATGGCGACTTTGAAGGCAGCGGCGAAATCAGCGACGACGATGCCGAACGGTTGCGCCGGCTGACTTCCAGCAGCGATCCAAAGGCCGTCTGGGCGATCGCCGATTCCACATGGGGTAAGGACCTGTTGCTCGGCACCGACTGGAACGGCGTGCTCGACCTGAAGGATCGGGAAACGATGGACCGCTTCAATGCCTACGTCGGTAAAAAATAAAGCGGAGGAGTTTTTCCACTGGCAGGATCACCAGCGCGCCGACGAGGATTTGCACGAAGCGATCATCGAGGACGGCGACCATGCCAAGGCGGAAAGCGTCAGCCGCAAGGTGGCGAAACGCCTTGGTCTGTCGGATGCCGACATTGATGCGCTGACCGGCAAGACGGAGCGGGTAAAGCGACGGCTCGACTGGGCCACGCTCAAGGCGCGCTCGGCGGTGGTGATCAACCGGCTGCAGAAGTTCGACCCGGACCAGCCGCGCGATGAAGACGGGCAGTGGACGGATGGCGGAGGTGGCAGCGGTGGAGGAGGTGGTGACGCCGGCGCTGGTGGCGGGTTCACCTCGACGACGCCGGCGGAATTCATCGCGGCGCGCAACCAGTCAGCACGTCCGCAGTACCTGTCGCCGCTTGAGCCGACCGATCTGTCGGACCACACGCTGTTGCTCAACAATGACAAGACCGTCGGCGCCGCGATCGATCCGCAGGGGGACCTGCAGAATGTGTTCAACAACGGTGGGGCGAAAGGCGCGGCGGGCGACGTCATCGTCGAAGCGATCGGCAAGGGCGCGCGCACGCTGGACTGCTACGACGGCTACCTGAACGACTATTATCACCAGTTTGGCTTCGTCGAGACCGGGCGCATAAAATTCAATCCCGAGTTCGCGCACGGCTGGGACGTTAATAAACACGGCACGCCCGACGTTGTTTTCATGGCGTGGAAGGGTTACCTAAACGGTGGCGAGAAGGCCGCGATCGAGCGCGCCAAAGCGCCGCGAGAGAAGTGGTTACCGAATGAAGCATCAAGCAAATACGCCACCGACTACGATGCAGCCAAGGCCGAAAGCCGAACGCACGCCAGCGGAAAAGGACATCATCGCGGCACTGGAGAAAAGCCGCGGGCGCCCGCTGACGGAGCAGGAGATCAACCTCGCGCTCGATCAGGCGAAGGCGATCGGCAACCTCTAACTAAATTCGACCCTGACCAGCCGCGCGATGAAGACGGTCGATGGTCCGATGGTGGCAGCGGCGGCGGAGCAAAGCCCGCCGACAAGCCGGCCAAGGTCCCCGGTTACAAGCCCGGGTTCAAGACGCCGAAGACCGGGCTCGATTTTCACCACTCCGATGCCGTCAAGCAGAACTGGATTGCGCAGTCGCCGATCAAGACGATCGATGACGTCAAGCGGCTTGCCAATGACAGCCAGCAGGCGCTGGGCGAGGCCGGGCGACAGATTGCCGGCAAGCTCGGCATTGCAGTCAAGGACCCCGGCAGCAAGGTCAAGAGCGAGAAAGGCGTCAAGCGGGTGATCGAGAAGGCGGCGGAGCCGCGCTACGGCAGCCTCGCTGCCGTCCCCGATGTCGCCCGCATTAGCTTCCTGATCGATCACCCGGAGCAGTCAGACCAGATTCTCGACGAGCTAGCCAAGCGCTTCGAGGTGGCCGGCGAGCCGTGGAAACTGACCGACGTGAACTATGCTGACCGCGCTGCCAACGTGCGCCTGCCGAATGGCATGATGGGCGAGATTCAGATGATGGAGCCCCACATGGCGCAGGCCAAGTCGCCGGATGGTGGCGGTGGCCATAACTACTACGTCATCGCACGCGAGGCTGATCCGAAGCAGGGCATCAAGCCGGACGCCGAAAAGTACGCGGCGGCCACTGCCAAGATGTCGGAGATTTACGGCAAGGTGCTCGATCAGTTGGGCCCGGACTGGAAAGCACTTTTCGGCAAGGGCGGCAAGGCGCCGAAATTTTTCTGAAAGTCTTTTTCGTTCATCACATGAGCGCCGGCGCGGACCTCGGCGGTGTTGGTTTGCTGCCAAGCATGCTGCGCGAACACCCACGCCTCGTCGTCGACGAAACGGACCGGCTTGCCTTCCAACGCGCCATACTTGGGAGTCATGTGCTGAACCTGCGGGTTAGCCTGCTTGGGTGGCCTCCTCGACCGTGATCTTACGCTTCAGAATGAGGTTGATCAATTTGGCGACCGGGCGCGGCACTGGCGAGTGCCCGCCGACTACGCGCTGGGCCTGCCGCGGGGAGAGTCCGACGACCTTGCCGGCGCCTTCCTGCGAAAGCCCCAGCTTCGCGATCGCCTCGCGGTAGGTGCGCGTCGACATGCGTGGCGGCGCCTTTGGTTTCTTCGACATCGGTAATTCCTCGATTTTCAATTCCTTTCATATAATACATACGCCACGATGACGCAAATTATGGTTATGCCGCCACCTTGTCTTCCGCCTTGTCGTCGAGAATCGCGTCGTAAAGGTTGTCGCGTACGATGATCTCGATCAGGAGCCGGGCGAGGCTTTGATCGGTTTCGCCGTGCTTGACCGCGTACTCGTGCAGCCGGTCGATGGAAGCCCGGCTGAGTCTGATCATGCTGTATTGCTCGCGGTTGCCGGCACCGGGACGCAGCCTGATGCCGTTCTGCGAGCAGCGCACCTGCAGGGTGTTGAGCTTGCAGCCAAGCGCATCGGCGATCGCCTGCCGGTTGCGGTATCTGCCGCTGGCGACCATCTCGGGGATTTGCGCCAGCACCGCTCTGGTCAGGATGTTGGGGCGGCGTCTCATTTCAGTTCGCCGCTCTGAATTTTGGCGATGACATCCTTCGCGTTCAGGACGTTCCACGTCTTGAGAAACGTCTGCCATGCCCCCTCGCTTGGTGACCACCTGAAGCCGGAGCGCTTCAACGCGGTCCTAATCTCCGCCGATGGCTTGCCCGGAAAGATGATCTGCACCCGGTTGAGTTCAGCGTTCTCGATTAGCTTGATTTCGCCGATCTGCTCGACCTTGGTCTCGCGACCGGCATTGCGCTCCAGCACCGCGATCCGATCCTTCACCCGCTTGATGTTACCGTTATTGTTGGTGATCTGGTAGGTGTAAGGCGGACGGTCCATGAAGTCGCGCGCCATCGAGAGTCGCGCGGCTTTGACTGACTCTTCGGCGACCCCCGGCGTGGCCGCAATCTGCGCCCATGCCTCGGCGTTGTCGGCCTTCGGCTTTCCGGCCTTGCGCCATGCGGCGTTGAGCGCCTTCATCTGCTCCTGTGCCAGTTCGAGCCCGGCGAGCTTGAGCTTGAGTTTGTCGACCGCGTCCGGGTCATCGCTGGAGATGCCGCCGGTACCGACCGCTTCCGCGCGTCGCGCGGTCTCGGCGGCCTGTTCGCGTAGCTCCATGCCCTTGTCGATTGCGGCGCCGGCCTTGCGCCGGAAATTCCGGTCGCGCCGCTCGCTGTGATGGCCGACCAGTATCGGCTGGCCAAACGGTATCTGCCGCAGCCGGCTCATGCCGCTCTCGACCTTAGCCTCGCCTTCACGCCGGAGCCTGTCGGCGCGTTCCTCAAGCCGCTCCTTGCGGCGCTGCTGTTTTTCCTCGTAGCTATTCACTTTCAACCTCTCCTTTCTGTGCGGCCTCGCAGGCGCGCATTGCTTCGCTGTAGCTGCCCTTGCGCAAATCCTCGGCGCCGCTCGTGACACCGCAGATGTAGGCAAGTTGATGCACCATCAGTTGCACCGCCGGGTCGCTGGTGATCTGCGCGGTCCCGGCGTGATTGGGTTCGCCTCTGATCTCGGCGCAGGCGTCCACGATCGAATGCGCGATACCGGACGGGTTGCAGGCGCCTTGCTGGATTGCGATCGCGTCGCGGTGACGTTTGGCCATCAGTTTGCCCTCCTGAATTCCCAACCGCCGGCGTTGTCGTAGCCGGGGAGCTTGTAGACAGCGCGCTCGCGGATTGCGCCCACGATCGTCTTGGCGAGCGATTGGTCGTAATCGTCGGTCTCGCAGGCTTGGTAATCGAAGCAGTTGCAGCCCTTGATCACCTCCAGCGCCTGTAGCGGCTTGCGCCAGCGCCGGTACTTGTAATTGGCCGCGGTCTCCTCGCCAGTCATCTCGTCGAGCCGGTTGTCGCCATAGCGGTGGGCGACGCTGCGCTCGTTCTCGGTCATCAGGATGCGCCCGATCTCGGTGACGTTGCGGTCATCGATGTAGACCCAGCCGTTGTTGACGTAGTAGCCGACCTTATTGTCGATCGCGTAGGTCAGCAGGGCGTCGATATGGTCGTCGCCGACGATGTAGGCACTCACTTCAGGTTGCTCCTTTCGTTGTTGATCTCCGGCAGCGGTAATTCAAGGAACGGGCGCCGCTCGACTTCGACCTCCTTCGGCTTGTCGGCGCCGCGTTCGATGATCCAACGCGCCTTGTCCATCAGTTCCGGGTCGTACTTGAACATCTCGGTCTCCAAAAATTTCCAAACAGCGGCCCGTGCCAAATCCCCGCGCGAGGCGAGCCGCCAATCACTTGCACCCTGTATATACGCCATACCGGCGTATACGTCAAGAGGGCGTATTAAAAGATTGTTGAGCCGAATAACAGCAGGGCTAGCGCGAGCCCGATTGCGACTAAGACCCACCGGACCTGACGGTCGAGTTTGAAATCTGGCCCCAACACGGCATTGCGGATCGCACGCAAGTCGTTCGCGTCGTTTTGCAGGAGGCCGGGCTTCGGCGCTGGCCTCCCGTTGATGACGTTGAGCTTGGCTTCTGGTCCGGCTACAGCCTGCAGAGCTTCCATGTTCGGGAAGCGCACGGTCTGGCCTTGCAAGACGGCCTCGATGCCGCCGCCCGGTAGCTTGCGAAACGGTATCTGCCCGACCGCGCCGTCAGCCTGAAACTGGGCGTTGAGCCGCGGCAGTACCAGCAGCAGCAGGCCAGACAGCAGCGGTGACACGAAGAGCGACAGGATGAACCAGCCGCCGCCGTTGCGACCGCGTTTGCTGGCGGCAACGCCGACGATGATCGCAAACACGAACCAGAAAAATAGCAGCGACATTACTTGGTCTCCTCAGTTGCTCCGATTAAGTTCATTGCACTCAGGTTGCAGAGGCTGCCGGTCACGGTTGACCGGAATACGGTTGAGATGCCTTTGCGGCCACGCACCCGGCAGCGCTCGACCACGAATTCGTCGAGCATCACGCCACCGAATGACAGCGGCTGGGCGAGCTTGAGCTTGGCGCCGACTTTCAGCGCGCGCTTGGCGGCCTTGGCCTTCGCCTTGGTGAGCGATCGTGCGCGGTACTCGTGCGCCGATTTCAGGCTGCTGTAGTCAGGCACGACTGCCGGCAGCGGCTTGAGCGGGGAGGCGGCTTCGATGATCGACGGCGCGCACTCGCAGCCGTATGGGCCCATGCTCTCGCTCATGTCCTTGTAGCCAAAATTGTAGCCATCGCGCGCCTTCGGCACGTTCTGGATTTTGAACACGCCGATCTCGCGGATCATGCCGTCGGCATCCGGCACGTAGACGTCGCTCTCGGGCGCGTGTCGTTTCGAAACGATGTGGACCGCTTCGAAGGTGGCGGAGGCCGCCACCACGTGCTCGGCCCACCAGTTCTCGCCGCACTCGCGCTTTATCGCATCGATCGCTTTGAGGCCGCGCGGCTTGTGGAAAAACGTCCAGCCCATTTACTTCGCTCCTTTCGGTAAGGCGTCGGCTATCTCGGCATCGGTCAGGTCAGACAGCGGCACCGACATGGTTCCGTTGCGGTAGATCAGCACGCAGCGCACGCCGTTGATCCGGCCCTTGTAGTCGCGATGCTTGTGCTTCCAGACCAAGTCGAGCTTTTTGTCGCGTTCAGTTTTCACGGCCTTCGGCTTCCGCTCCTCGATCGCCGCGACCACGCCTTTCGCTGCGAACAGTTTCTCGGCGTAGGCTTTCGCGGCCTCCAGTGTTGCGAAGCGCTTGCGTGCGCAGATGTAGATCATCAATCCATCCTCGATTCGGCGTAGCACTTGATTCCAAGTTTCTCGCGCAGGACCTCGGCCATCTTTCGGGCGTGAGCTTCCTTTCGCTCCATGCTCTGATTGTGGGCGCTGACCCAGATGTCGACTCCGCCGGCATACGCACGGCCACGCACGATCTTGTTCTTGACCAGCCACTTCGCGAACGAGCAGTTGCCCGGCACGACCTTGACCCACGCGAACCCGCAGACACCCTCCGGTTCATGCCAAGCCTTCTCGACCGGGCTTGAATCGTCGAGCGGATTGGATCGCGAAGTCACGATCATGGCTCTCGGTTTGATCGCTTCGCCGGCGGCAAACCCCGCACGGTTGGCTTCGTTGTAGACCGCCTCGAAGTTGGCGTAGCGCTCCAGCCGCTCCTTCTTTTCGGCGGCAATTTTCTCGCGCAACGAGCCGTATTTGAATTCAGCCACTTTTCAGTACCTCCGTTCTTGACACTCTGTATATACGCCATGATGACGTGCACGTCAAGACGTCGTGTAAGGATTGTTTGTAACACCGGGTTACCGCCAAAATGTATGTAAGCGGAAAATGTTCGTGGTTCGGTGGACCAGACGACGAGGGCGTCGCGCCCGACGAGGGGCTTGCCTTCATCTATGAGGTTGAAGACAAGCCGGAATTATTCCTGCCGGAGCAGCCGCCCGGGACAACCGGGCTGGCACGTCGGCTTGACCCGGACGTCTATTACCTCGCCTGCCGCTGGGACTATGACGTTGAAACACCGGACATGCTGCGTACCGAGATTGCATTGGTGCGCGCAGTCAAGACCGGATACACGCTGCCGGCCTATCCGGCGGACTGGGGCCCGCACATTGACACCGATCGCGTCGCCGATCTGTCGAAGGGCCTGCTCGATGATCTCGGCATCACTACCGATGATGAAGTCGAAGTGATCTTTCCCGCGCCGATGCGGGTCTCAAGAATTGGCGTCTAGCGGCACAATTTCAATTTTGCAGGCCGCCCGTCGCGCCGCCAGTTTCTTGGAGTAGTCCGCGTATGCGGCGGCCCAGCTTTTGAAGCCAAGTTCTCGCGCACATTTTTCATAGTAAGCGTGCGCAGCGGCGGTTGCCGGGCGCGGGCGATCAATCATCGGGAACGGTGCGCCGAAGCGCGCATAGCTGGCGGCGGTCTTTTCCGCTTTCTTGGCGTCCATGCTGTGACCGGAAAAAATGTGTCCCTCCGGGTTGACCAGCATCCAGCCAACCGTCACGGCCCGTTTGCCCTTGTATTCGTCGACGTGGCCGTTCGAAAAAATTGCTTTCATGTAACCGCTTCCTTTCATGCGATATATATACGACATTATGGCGTACACGTCAAGACGTCGTAACTAGCTGAAAATACGGGAAAATCCAGAACGTCCGGGCGGAACCCCGTCCGGCGGAGGGTCCAGCCATGCCTAAACCGAACAAAACGCTTGCGGCACGCGCCAAGCAATTTGACCTCGAACCGGGCGACGATGAATCACACGACGATTTTATGTCGCGTTGCGTGGACGAGACTGACGACGAGGATGTCTGCGAACTGATCTGGGAAGAGAACCGCGCCGCCAACGGTGTCTTGCACAAGACGCACGCCGAGACCGTCAACGGCATGGAATTCGTCCTGTCGGACGAGACCCCGGACCGCATGGACGACATCATCATGTCGGACGGCTGGGAGCTTGCAAATTTCAAGAACAATCCGATCGCGCTGTTCAATCACAACCCGAACTTCGTGATCGGCAAGTGGTCAGACCTGCGCGTCGAGAGCAAGCAACTGCGCGGCAATCTCGAACTGGCGCCCGCCGGCACCTCGCCGCGGATCGACGAAATCCGCAAGCTGATCGAGGCCGGCATCCTCAAGGCCGTCAGTGTCGGTTTCAGGCCAATCAAGCGGCAGTCGCGCAACGAGCAGGATAAATACGGCTTCGCCGGCAGCATTTTCACCAAGAGCGAACTGGTGGAGACCAGCCTCGTTGCCGTGCCAGCGAACCCGAATGCGCTGGCGATTGCAAAATCACTCGGGGTTTCTCCCGCAACAATCGATCTGGTTTTCGCCGGGCAAGGCGCCAAAGGCCGGATCGTGCAGCGCGGGCTCACACGGCGGGCAAGCCGAAAACAACAGAAGGATAAAGAAGGAGGGGCGGCTATGTCGCTCGCTCAACGCGTTACGGACGCGCAGACACGGCTTGTGACCCTGCGCGACCAACTGGTTGAGCATCTCAAGAGCGTCGATGACTCCAACGTCACCGACGAGCAGCTTGAGGTGACTCAGGAACTCAACTCGAAGATTGCGCAGGAAGAGAAGGGGCTCGCTGCGCTGCAGGAGGCTGAACGGCACCTTGCAGAAACCGCCGCCGAAAGCGACGGCACGGGCCGCGGTCTCGTCGTGCACACCCAGCGCGACGTGATCAAGCCGAACGGAGGTGCGCGTCCGTTCAACATCGGCAAGACTCGCAAGGAAGTGAACGTCATCGATCTGCTCGCGCGTAGCGGTGCGATCATGATGGTCGCTCACCAGCAGCGGAAACCGATCGAGGACATCCGCAAGTCGGTGTACCCCGAAGACGAGCCCGTGCGTGCCATGCTCGACTGGAGCATGCGGGCAGCCTCCGCTCCGGCCATGACCACGGTCACCGGCTGGGCGGCTGAACTGGTGCAGACCCTGTTTGCATCGTTCATGGAAACACTGATGCCGAAGTCGGTGTATCCGCGGCTGTCGAGCAAGGGCCTGTCGCTGACCTTTGGCCGCAATGGCCGGATCAGCATCCCGACCCGCTCGCTCACCCCGTCGATCGCCGGTTCGTTCGTCGGTGAAGGCCAGCCGATTCCTGTCCGTCAGGGCGCGTTCACTTCGCAAGTCCTGTCGCCCAAGAAGATGGCAGTCATCACCACGTGGACCCGCGAAATCGACGAGCAAAGCGTGCCCGCGATCGAGGGTCTGCTGCGTAACGCAATCCAAGAAGATACGGCGATCTCTCTCGATACCGTGCTTCTGGATTCGGGCGCGGCGACACTCATCCGACCGGCTGGCATTCTCAATGGTGTCACGCCGCTCACCGCCACAGCCGGCGGCGGCTTTACCGCTCTCGTCGGCGACATCAAGCAGATCAGCGGTGCGTTGCTCACTGCGACCAAGGGCAACGTGCGATCGCCGGTCTGGCTCATGAACCCGCAGCAGGTTATGTCTGCGGGTCTCACGCCTGCACCGGGTGTCGGTGCGTTCCCGTTCCAAGATCAGATCAATGGCGGCAACCTACAGGGTTGGCCCATTATCGATTCTGGCACGGTCCCGCTCGGCACGGTCATTGCGATGGATGCGGCTGATTTCGTCAGTGTGGGCGGCGACGCTCCGCGCTTCGAACTCAGCGATCAGGCGACGCTGCACATGGAAGACACCGCACCGGCTGACATCGTCAGCGGCGTGGCGCCGGGTACGCCGGCCAATCCGGTCAAGTCGATGTGGCAGACCGACTCCATCGCACTACGCCTCATCCTGCCGGTGAACTGGACGATCCGTCGCCCGGGTGTCGTGGCGGCAGTCGTCGGCGTCACTTGGTAGTGCGTTGAAAGACTGGCTGGCGGTCTTAGCCGGCTGCCAGCCAGAACGACGAACAGACAGGAGAGGTTAAAATGGCTGATCAAGCGACCGACAACGCCAAGAAGCTATTGGCGGAAGACAAGACTGTGCGCGCTGCGCAGGATGCCCAGCGCGCGCAGGTCACCAAGGGCAAGCCAACGCCGACACAGGAAGAAAATGACATCGCCATCCTCGGCGGTCATCCTGAATTGGCGGACGATGGCAGCGGGCCCGATCCGTATCTGACCCGGCAGGTCGACGCAAAACCTGCAGGCGGCAGTTATCAGACTCGGGCAGCGGCACCGGCACATCGCTCGAAAGAATGAGTGTTGTCCGCGGCCTGATGCAGCGCATGGTCTCCCTCGTCCGCAAGGGCGAGGGGGACGTGCGCGCTGGTCCTTGGTATTTGCCGATCACCGGCGGCTGGCTGCCGGCCAATGTCGGCGATAGCTGGAACTGGTGGCAGAACGGCTACGACCCGATCTATGGCGGAGGCATCTCGGCCATGGTTGAGGCGTGCGTGTCGGCCTACGCGCAGACCGTCGCCATGTGCCCGGGCGATCACTGGCGCATGAACGAAAAGAATGGTCGCGATCGGATCACAACATCAGCGCTCTCGCGCATCATCCGCCATCCAAACACGTACCAGTCGATCAGCGACTTTCTGCTCAATGCGGTGCGCTGGCTCTATTTGCAAGGCAACGCCTATGCGTTGGCACTGCGCAATTCACGCTACGAGATCGACGAACTGCATCTGATGACCAGCAACGAGTCGTATCCGCGCGTGGCGGAGAACGGCGAGATTTTCTATTACCTGTATGGCAATGACGTCATCGAAAACCGGCTGCGCTATTACGGTTATGAATATCCGATTGTGGTGCCGCAGCGCGACGTGCTGCATATCAGGCTGCACACCAATTACCAGTACCCGAGACCATTGATCGGAGAATCGCCGATCTGCGCGGCCTATGGCGACATCGGTGTCGGCGGCGCGATCGCCCAGCAGCAGTTGCAGTTCTACCGCAACGAGGCGCGTCCCAGCGCGGTGCTGTCGACCGATATGGTGCTCGACAAGGATCAGGTGCAGGCGCTGCGCGATCGATGGAATGATCAGGCGAGGGGCCTGCATCAAGGTGGCACGCCGATCCTGACTGCCGGGCTGAAGGTGCAGCCGTGGTCATTCGGCGGCAAAGATGCGGCCACCGCGGAAATGCTCAAGCTGTCGAACGAGAACATCGCGCTGGCATTCCGCATTCCGCTGCAAATTCTCGGCCTGAGTGGCGGCACGTCATACGGCTCGACTGAGGCGCTGATGCAATTCTGGCTCGCGTCCGGTCTCGGCTTCTGCCTCAACCATGTCGAGGAAGCATTCGGTCTGCTGTTCGAACTCAAAGGGCAGCCGGATGAATATCTCGAATTCGACACGGCGGCTTTGTTGCGTACCGCAATGAAAGATCGCATCGAGGCACTGGTGCGCGGTGTGCAGGGTGGGATTTTCGCACCCAACGAGGCGCGCAATCAGGAAGGTCTCGACAATGTGAAATTTGGCGACGAGCCGCGCGTGCAGCAGCAGGTCGTGCCGCTGTCGGCTGCCGAAGGAATACCATCGGCACCGCCTGCGCCCGGAGCCAAGCCAGCGCCGTCGGCACCGGACGAGAAGCCGCCGGCATCGCTGC